GCAAGGAGGTGGACCCCGATGACCTTTTCTCGGCGTACCGGCCGTGGCTGCAGACGTTGATGCTGACGATCAACGAGGTGAGAACTTCCAAGGATGAGTTTCACGCCTCCTCGATGTACAACATCCTGAAGCCGCTCATCGCCGCGCCGCCAGACACGCTGCCGCTGAACGACAAGTACGCGAAGCTGCGCTATGTGATCAACGTGCTGCGCGTGTTCATCACGACGAATGAGCCGCAGGCGATGTTCATTCCGGACGAGGATCGGCGGATGTTTGTGCTGCACTCGTACCTGCCCTACAAGTGGCACGAGAAGGAGGGGGACCCGATGTACTTCGCGAGGTTCTTTGAGTGGCTTGAAGCCGGGGGAGCGGGCCACGTGGCCGCGTGGTTGCGCTGGCGGGACATCTCTCGCTTTAGTGCGAAGTCGCCGCCACCGCGGACTACGGGGTGGGATGCTGTGGCGGGGACGTGGGAGGCGCCCGACGACTGTGTGGCTCGGGCATTGGAGAGGCTGGGACGGCCGGACGTGCTCTTTGGGCAGGAGTTGATCGATGGGGCCTTCGACGACAAGGAGGAGATTCTGGGCATGATGAAGTCGCCGCGCAAGATTGGGCACCGGATGCAGCGCGACGGGTACCTGCTGAAGAAGCGTCCGGACGGGGATCGGTGGACGTTTGGGGATGGTGGAAATTCGTTTCGGTCGCGGCTGGCGTTTGTGCGGGCGAGCCTTCTGGACGATGCGAAGATGGCTATTTTTGCGATCGAGGAGCGCGGAAAGTGGCTCGCGGGGGCCGCGAAGGCAAAACCAGAGATGCGGACTCATGAGGGAAAACACGTCGTGTCATGAGGGAAAACACGACTGAAGAATGCGGGTTTTCCCTCAGAAAAAACCCAAGATGCCCAAGTTTCCCGAGGCAGCTAATTGTTGGCTGAACGTAATTCAATTAAGGAAATGAATGAATAATAATTAAAATTAGGCAGAGAATAAGGAAACTCGCGCATCTTGGGAATCTTGGGTTTTTATCGCAATGTGAAAAGACCACGCGCGCGGCTCAGGTTTTGATATTTTTCCGAATCATGCAAAACTCGAACGAGAGTGCGTATGCGAAAAAGCTCAACAGTCCCCGTCAGCGTCGCGAAAGCGGTGCTCATTGACCATCGCGGCCGGGCCTTGCATCTGCGGCGCGGCGGGCTGACGTTCGATGAAATCGCGGCCGAACTCGCCATCGATGTGAAAAAGGCGCGGCGGCTGTGTTCCGACGCGATGGAAGATGCCCGCGCCCAGGTGGCCGAGACGGCCAAGGAGTTGCAGGCGCTGGAAGTCTCGCGGCTCGACTCGATGCTGAACAGCATCTGGGACAGCGCGATGCGCGGCAACCTCGCAGTCATCGATCGCGTCATCAAGATCATGGAGCGGCGGGCGAAGATGCTAGGACTGGACGCGCAGGAGCGGCTGGACAGCCTCACGCCCGAGGAAATCGCGATGGAGGCGCAGCGCGCCATCCAGCAGGCCATGGCCACGTCTAGCAGCGCCGCGCCATGATCGAACCTCGTTTGGCGGCGAATCCGTTCCACAATCGCGCTGCGGAGACGATGGGCGCAGATGAGCAGCCGGCATTTCGCCGCGCGTCTGGCGATTGCGTGTGCTCCGCGTGCGGCAAAAAATATCGCCGACATCCTGCCAGCGAACACCGTGACTTCAACGGTGATCCATTCCTGAATCGTCTTTGCAACGGTGACTTGGTGAAGCTGTGATGGGCGAGGTGCTGTCGCCAACCTCCCCCGCGGCCCGGCGCCAGTACCAGCGGCTCTACCCGCTCCGCTCGCATCCCGAGCAGGATCGCCTTCGCAACAGCGGTGCGCGGTTCCGGGTGGTGCCGGCCGGGCGCCGCAGCGGCAAGACCGAGTTGGCCAAGCGCAAACTCATCGTTGAAGCACTGTCGGCACAGGGGTGGCCGGACCCCAGGTTCTTTGCTGCGGCCCCCACTCGCGATCAAGCCAAGGCCATCTACTGGAACGACTTGAAGGCCATGGTGCCGCGGCTGCTGGTCGCCGACCGCAGCGAATCCAATCTCACGCTCACTTTGCGCAATGGCGCGGAAATCTGCGTGGTCGGCATGGATCGGCCGGAACGCATCGAAGGGCGCCCGTGGAATGGCGGCATTCTCGATGAGTACGCGAACATGAAGCCTGGTGCGTGGGGCGAGAATGTGCGCCCGGCGCTGTCGGATCGGAAGGGGTGGTGCTGGCTCATCGGCGTGCCCGAGGGGCGCAACCACTACTATGACCTGTGGAAGTACGCCAAGAGCGGCGTCGATCCCGAGTGGGACGGGTTCCACTGGTTCAGCCGCGACATCCTCGATGAAGCGGAAGTCGAGGCCGCGCGGCGCCAGCTCGATCAGTTGGTGTTTGAGCAGGAATACGAGGGCTCATTCGTCAACTTCGAGGGCCGGTGTTACTACGCCTTCCAAGAGGCGACGCACTGCGCGCCGCTCGTGTACAACCCTGCCGCGCCGCTGAATCTGTGCTTCGATTTCAACGTGGAGCCGGGCGTGTGCGCTGTTGTTCAGGAGCAGACGCTGCCGGGCCAGTTTGAATTGGACGCTCGGCGGTTGCCGATGCTGGATCGGCCCGTGACTGGCACCGGCGTCATTGGCGAAGTCCACATTCCGCGCAACAGCAACACCGAGGCGGTGTGCAACAAGATCATTGCCGACTGGGGCACGCACCGCGGACCGGTGCGCTGCTACGGCGACGCGACGGGCGGCGCGCGGGGCACAGCCAAGGTGCAGGGCAGCGACTGGGACATCATCCGTACGGCGCTGCGCCCGGTGTTCACGGATCGGCTCAGCATCCGTGTCCCGGCAGCGAACCCTGCTGAACGCTCGCGCGTCAACGCGATGAATACGCGGATGAAGGCGGGCTGCGGCACAATTCGGTTCATGGTCGATGCGGCAAAGGCCCCCAGCGTGGTGAAGGATTTGGAAGGCGTGCGGACGCTGGCCGGTGGGTCTGGTGAGATCGACAAGAAGGCCACGCCGGCGCTAACCCACGTCTCCGACGCCATTGGCTACTACGTCGTCAAGGAATTCCCAGTGCTCAAGTCCACGGCGGTTGTCACGCCGTTCAGCGTATGACCACTGGCGTCCAAGACACCTCCGCCGCCGTCGATCTGATGGCGCCGGACTGGGCGCTGGCCGCGGCGCTGCTCGGCGGGACGCGCGCGATGCGCGCGGCCGGGCAGACGTACTTGCCGAAGTGGCCCAAGGAGGATGCGGCGGCGTACGCCACGCGCCTGAGCGTGTCGGTCCTGTTCCCGGCGTACCAGCGCACCGTCCAGACGCTCGCGGGCAAGCCCTTCAGCAAACCGATCACGATCGGCGAGGATGTGCCCGCGCGCTTTGCGCCGTGGCTCGCGGACATTGACCTGCAGGGCCGCAACCTCGACACCTTCGCCTCCGATGTGATGCAAACGGCACTCGGCTACGGGCTGGCCGGCATCCTGATCGACTACCCGCCCGCGCCCGGTGTGCGCACGCAGGCCCAGGAGCAGGCCGCTGGGCTGCGGCCATACTGGATTGAGGTCAAGCCCCAGCAGATTCTCGGATGGCGCGCGGCGCGTGTGGCTGGCACATGGAAGTTGCTGCAGTTGCGGCTGGCGGAAGTCGTGGAAGTGCCCGATGGCGACTTCGGCACGGAGATGGTCGATCAGATTCGCGTGCTGGAACCGGGATCATGGCGCTTGTACCGGGCCAGCGATGTCGGGGCGTGGTCGCTGTTCGATGAAGGCGTCACTACGCTGAATGTGATCCCGTTCGTGCCCGTCTACGGCGGCCGAACGGGGTTTATGACCGCCACGCCGCCACTCATCGAAGTCGCACACCTGAACGTCGCGCACTGGCAGTCGGCCAGCGATCAACAGAACATCTTGCACGTTGCTCGCGTGCCGATCTTGACGGTGACCGGTGTCGATGACCCGGAGTGGCAAATGACTGTCGGGGCGTCGTCTGCGATCAAGCTGCCGACCGACGCCAAGATGCAATTCATCGAGCACACCGGCTCGGCCATCGACGCGGGCGCGGCGGACCTGAAGGTGCTGGAAGAGCGCATGCGGCAGGCTGGCGCCGAACTGCTCGTCATAGATCCCGGCCGCATCACCGCCACGCAGATTCAGACTGAAAATGCCGTGGGCATGTGCGTCCTGCAACGCATCACGCAGGGGTTCGAAGATGCTCTTGATCAAGCTCTACAGATCACGGCCGACTGGGTGGGCGAAGCCAGCGGAGGCCATGTCACCGTTTTCAACGACTACGGCGCCGCGTCGCTGCAAGAAGCGTCGGCGCAGCTTCTTCTGTCCACGAACCAAGCCGGCAAACTGAGCGACGAGACGTTGCACAGCGAGTATCAGCGGCGCGGCATTTTGTCCGCCGATGTGTCGTGGGAGGATGAGCAGGCGCGGATCGAGATGCAGGGGCCGGCGCTGGGCGAGATGGGTCCGGGTGCGCCGATCGGCGCACCTGGGCCGAATCTGCCCGCTTCGCAGGGCTCTATCGACATGGAAGCCATCGTCGCGGCCATCGCCGGCATCACGTTCCCTGCGCCCGTCATCAACTTCCCCGAGCAGGCGCCTGCGCAGATCACGGTCGAAGGCCCGAACATCACCGTCAACGTCCCCGAGCAGCCAGCACAACCCGCCCCGAACGTCACGGTCGAAGCGCCGCAGATCACGGTCGAATCGCCGAACATCACGCTGCCACCGATCGCGATCAACATGCCCGAGCAGCCGGCCGCACAGGTCAACGTTACTCCGGCGCCGATCAACATTCAGCCGCCGCAGGTCAACGTCACCATTCAGAAGGGCGGCGAAGTCAAGTTCACCGAGGATGGTGACGGGAACATCACCGGAGCAGTAATGCAATGACCCAGCAAGTGAAGGCCGAACCCGCGATCCTGCAAGGTGAAGCGCGCCGCATCAGCGCCGCAGAGAAGGCCGCGATGGCCGCCTCAAGCATGGCACTGGCCGCGCGCCCGGCCGTCCTGCGCGCAACGATCCACGTCACCCGCGCCGCGACCGGCAAGGTAGATACGTATGAACTTGTCGGCACTGAGGCCGGCGAACCCGAACCCACAACCGGAGCCTGAACCATGGCAGTGACCCATCCCACAGCATTCCGCGACGCCGTTGCGGACCTTGTTGATTCAACGCTGAGCACCACCGCAAAGCTTGTGTTCCGTCTGAGCGGCACAGCGGGCTCGCCCGGCACTGCCGTCGCAACGCTCGCCTTTGGCAACCCGGCCTTCGGCGCCTCGTCGTCTGGGGTCATCACCGCGAACGCGATCACCAGC